GGCAAACAAAACCCAAATTTATGACTGGGTAAGTCAATCTAACTAGGGAACACGACATTTAAGGAGAAGCTAGGTTTGCATAATAAGTAGCACGCTTACCAAAAGCTGTATTAGGATCGATTTTATTAGTACGCATTGGGTCGTAAACATGATACTCGGTAAGAATACGTATAGTAGGAAAATCATAAAAACAACTGATATCAAGACCGAGTTTCTTAAGAACTTTCATGGGAGTACGAGAACCAAGTACTTCTTTATCAATCAAAGAACGAATAGTGGCTCGACTAAGTTGTAAATGCTCGATTGTAATTTGAAATAAATATGCGAGCTCACGATAGGCAGTAATATTAGTACCCATACTGTCCCAAGCGTGTCCAATTATGGATACAACCCATTTAGACCACGTTGCACGACCACTTTCTCCGATCGGAATACGAGCAAAATGATGCCAGGCCGGTTTCCAAGGAACTTTTGCGGCAATAGGCATGCCATCAATATGAGAAGGGAAATGAGAGGGACGATCAATAATATACCTTTTCAAAAAGACAATTCCATCCTCAATTATAGCATCATTTTCAATGCGAGCAGTAAGAGGCAGCATGGTACGAATTTGACGAATTTCCATGTCCCAAAATTCTTTAACGTATGCAGCAAAGCCATACTCATCAAGCCACTTACGCAAAATACGCGCAATTGCTTGAACATGATCGTCTCCATAAATGGCAGCACGATAGCCCATGGAGAAATACAGATCAATGTCCGAGGCAGCAGCAGGCTTTTGTTCACGAACATGTTCAATCCACATGCATATGAGAAAAACAACAACCCAAGAATCTCCATCAGTAGTATCTAAAACACCACTAGGCATAACGCCCTTCACAACAACCCAAATATTACCAGTCATTCGTGTCATTTTAGTAATACGCAAGTATGTAAGAATCTTCAACGCGGTTTTAAATTGCATTTTCTCCCGCGCGGTCATTCTTCCGAAATCAACATACATCGCTGTTGAAACGAGATGAAGTTGTAGCAAAATTGCTTTAATGGTTTTATCAATTTTTGTAAAGTCACCATCATCAGCTAAGGCATCCGCTATATTGAGATGATCAAATAACTTTTGCCAACCACCAAAAAATGGGCTACTCCCCACACGTATCCAATCCCCACGATGAACAAAATGTCGAAAAAGACAAAGGGCTCGTTCAACCATAATAACAGAAGCATGAGGAATGAAGAATTCACGACATTTCATTCGCGCTTTTGCACACGACCCGGGAGATCCATCCGCGTGCTGGGGTTCGGGTTTATCAACAACTTTATAACACCCATCAATAAATATGATACGACCTTCAGCACAAGCCTCAAACCACTCGGAAACTGACAATCGAACATACTCAGCATTTTGACACTTAGATCCAATAGCGGTAGACTTCACTTTCCCGAACTTAGTAGTATAACGCACAGGGTCATCAGCACGTTCGCCTCCTGAAGTCATTCGATCATCAAAGAGCAACTCCTTGTTAAGTTTCCAAGGATAAGCTCCAAGATGGGCATCAAGCGACAACATATCTTTAAGACGATTAAGGGCGGCAGGAATAAGATGAAGCTGAGTCTTACCGCGATCAGATATGGTATGTGACTCTTGATCAAAAGCCTTAATCATACCTGCACGCTTAGTATGCAAATTGTCACTAGAATGATACACAAGAGGACCATGATCTGTTTGAAAGAAGCTACGCTGTGCATAAGAGAACGCCTCAAAAGCTAAAACACGAAGAGACGGTACAATAGCTGGTGTTATAACTAATGGCAGTTCATTACGACGCCAGCGTACGCCGAGAGGCTCATCCACAGCACCAGTCCACGATT